AATTGGTAAAGTACAAGCCGAAGATGCCGCATCGGAGGCTACACTAAAGAAAATCCTTGATGCCTTGAAAAAAGGCGCAAAAGGTGGTGGTTCTGGTGGCGGAGCCGGAGGTGCTGGTGGACCTGCTGGTGGTATGGAAGGTGTTCTTAATAAAACATCAAATAAATTGGGTAAATTTGGTGACGAGATACAAAACACCACTTCTGTACTTGGAGATTTTGGTAGAGGTCTAAGCATGATGACCGGTATGGTGACCAAAGGTTTAGGTATGGTCACAGATACTGCTATGGGATTAGCAACTGAATTCTTAGGCACAAGTGTTAAGATGAGTGACTTTGCATCACACTTACCATTAGTGGGTGGTGCACTCAGTAGTATATTAGGAATGGTTGAAGAAAACGTTCAAACATTTAGAAGTCTATCTGAAGTAGGTGCTTCTTTCGGTAACAACATTGTTGAAATGAATTTGGCGGCGGCTGATGCAGGATTAAGCATGGAACAGTTTGCTGAGTTTGTTGGTAGCAACGCACAGAACATGATGCTATTAGGAGGCACAACAACAGAAGGTGCTAAGGCATTTGGAAGATTAACTAAAAGTTTACCAAGAGAAGAACTTATGGGAATGGGTTTTACTATGGAATCTCTTGCAGAACATACAGCAGGTTACATTGAACTACAAGCAATGCAAGGTAAACTTGCTGGAAGAAGTCAAGCATCATTACGTGCAGGTTCAGAACAATACTTAATGCAGATTGATAGACTTGCTAAAGTAACAGGTAAATCACGTAAAGAAGCAGAAGCATTATTAAAGAAACAAGCCTCAGAAGCAAACGTTATGGTTATGGCAAGTAGATTGTCAGGAGAAGCATTAACTAACTTCCAAGACGGACTTGCATTTGTTGATTCAGAATTACCAGGATTTAGTGGTGCTATTAAAGACTTAGCAGACGGTGTTGCACAAACTCCATTAGCACAAAAACTTGCGGCAACTATACCAGGCTTTGCAGAATTACAGAAACAACTTGGTGATGGTGCTATCAGTCAAGAAGAATACATTAAGCAGATGGCAGGCTTTGGTCCAGAGATGGATGCGTTTATTAAAAGCATGGATCCTGCAATGGTACAATCATTGATGGGTAAAGAAGGCTTTGAAGGATTAACCAGTGGCTTGGCTGAATACAAAAAGATGTCAGCAAAATACACTGATGCAGATATTGCGGCAATGAAAGCAGAACAACAAGAAAGAGATAAGACTACTAAAACAACGGCCGCTTTTGAAGTAGCAATGACTGAAATGCGTAACAAGATTAAAACAACTATTCTTGACAGTGGATTGTTTGATATGTTCATGGAAGGTATTGGTACATTTACAGAATGGTTTACTTCCACAGGTAAAGATGGCGTGTCAAAATTAGATGGTTTCTTAGACGGAATCCTAAAGTACGGTGAAGAGATGGCCAAGTTCTTAAAGGATACCTGGGAAGCGGCAGGAGGCGACTTAGGTAAATTCTTTAGCGAAGTTTGGGATAAAAAATTTAAACCTATGATTAAAAAAGGATTTGATAAAGTTGGAGAAATATTTGGTGCTTGGTTTGGTGCTTTCTTTAAAGAACATATTGGAACATTAATTGTTGGTGTACTTGGCGGACTTGCAGGACTACTACTTACAGGATTTATAACATCATTATTACCAACAATATTTGGAATCATACTTGGTCCAATTATTGCACCATTCCTTGCAATTGGAGTGGCACTACTTGCTATATTTGGTTGGGAAAAAATTAAAAGTTGGGTACAACCGATTCTTGATGTATTCTCTACAATGTTTGAGTTTATTGGGAAAATCTTTACTGGCTTAGTTGATAAACTTAAAAAACTTAATCCGTTTAGTTGGTTTGGTGGAGATGACGAAGAAGACGATCCAAATCAAAAGATCGCCGAGAATTTGAAAAAGACAGAAATTGAAGATCCAAAAATCAAAATAGCCAACGCAGGTGTAATGCCAGACTATGAAATGCCAACAGTTACAACACCAGAAATTGATACAACCAAAATTGTTGCCGACTCTGGAGTCACAAAGAAACTCCAAGAGAGCGAAGTCGCGGTAAATACAAATAGCACAGATTTAGCAACTGCTACTTTGGTAGAGCAAAATAAAATTTTAAAACAGATTCTCCGTGCAACAAACGGGTTACAGGGGAATATGTTGAAAGGAACTGCGTAACACATGAGCTGGAAAAGATATTTTACAAATGCGCCTGTAGGTAACAACGACGGTGGTAACATGAGCCCGTTCAGTGGACGTGGCGGAAACGAACCGGGTCCGGCAAGATCTAATTATTCTTCATATCTACCAGACGTATATGTAGGCTCTCCAAATAGAGTAGAGCGTTATGGTCAATACAATACTATGGACAACGACTCAGAAGTAAATGCGGCGTTAGACATTTTAGCAGAATTTTGTTCACAACAAAATGCACGTAACAGAACATCATTTAATTTACATTTTAATAAAACAGCAACAAACAGTGAAGTTAACATTTTAGGACAATACCTAAAGCAATGGTCTAAACTACAAAAGTTTGAAACTAAAATGTTTAAAATTGTGCGTAATACATTTAAGTATGGTGACGCATTTTTTGTAAGAGATCCTGAAACTAAAAAATGGTTTTACATTGATCCTGCAAAAGTTGTACGTATTATTGTAAACGAATCAGAAGGCAAAAAGCCAGAACAATATATTATTAAAGATATTAACTTTAATTTTAGAGATCAAATTATTACTGATCCGCATATTACAAGCGGAAATATTACAGGCGGTGGAACATCGTCAGGTTCACAAGGTTATCAATCAGGTGGCGCACAAGGTGCAGTTGGTAACACAGGAACATCACAATCAGGTTCAAGATTTAATGTAAACAATAGAGAAGTTGCTATTAATGCAGAACATGTTGTACATTTAAGTTTAAGTGAAGGATTAGACAACAACTATCCATTTGGTAATAGTTTGTTAGAAAGTATATTTAAAGTATACAAGCAAAAAGAATTATTAGAAGACGCAATTATTATTTACAGAACGCAAAGAGCACCTGAACGTAGAGTGTTTTACATTGACGTAGGTAATATGCCATCACACCTTGCAATGCAATTTGTTGAGCGTGTAAAAACAGAAATACACCAAAGACGTATTCCAAGTGCAACAGGTGGATCAACAAGCGTTATTGATAGTGCATACAATCCATTATCAACAAATGAAGATTACTTCTTTCCGCAAACAGCAGAAGGACGTGGATCTAAAGTTGAAACATTACCAGGCGGTACTAACTTAGGTGAGATTGACGACTTAAAATACTTTACTAATAAATGGAACTGCTTGAATTTGTCCAAATGTTCCAATACGCTGATTGTCTAACTCGCTTTGTCTGTAACTAGCAAAGTTTTGTGGAGGTTGAAATAAAAGATCAAACATAGCAATATCAATGTTTACACCTTTTTCAATTAGATACTTTTTAAATTCTTGATTAAAAACTTCTGCTACTAAATTTTGTAAACGTTCACAGTATTTGTTAAATCTTAATTCTTGTATATATGCTGTTCCAACACGGCCGTCATTAAATTGTCCTTGACCTTCATCTTGTGCCGCACTAGGCAGATATGAACTTGGAATACGTAAACCTCTAATAAGTTTATTAGTAAAGTATTTTAAGTCATCAATTTCACCTAAGTTAGTACCGCCTGGCAATGTTTCAACTTTAGATCCACGCCCTTCAGCAGTTTGTGGGAAGAAATAATCTTCATTAGTTGACAACGGATTATAAGCACTATCGATTACACTAGTACCTCCACCAGTTTTTGACGGGATACGTCTCTGATGGATTTCAGTTTTTACACGTTCTACGAACTGCATAGCCAGGTGTGACGGCATATTACCTACATCAACATAAAACACTCTACGCTCTGGTGCTCTTTGTGTTCTGTAAATAATAATAGCATCTTCTAATAATTCTTTTTGTTTGTATACTTTAAATATACTTTCTAATAAGCTATTGCCAAACGGTGCGTTGTTGTCTAAACCTTCGCTTAAACTTAAATGTACCATATGCTCTGCGGCAATAGAATGTTCTTTAGTCTTGTCATGTTGTCCAAATCTTGATGTACTACTTGCTTGAGCATTGTTTCCGACCATTCCTCGAACACCACCAGTTAAGTAACCGTCTCCGCCTCCGGTAACATTTCCGTTTGTTGTATACGGTGTTGTTGCTACTTTGTCAACAAAGTTAAAATTAATATTTTTAACAATATATTGTTCTGGTTTCTTGCCTTGTGATTCGTTAACAATAATACTAGCAACGTTTGCCGGATCAATATAATACCAAACTTTTGATTCTGGATCTCTTAAGAAAAACGCATCTCCGTATTTAAAAACATTTCTAACAATTCGAAACATTCTAGTATTAAAGTCGTTTGATTTGCTCCACTGTTGTAGATATTGTTCAAGTACTTTAATTTCACTATTAGTTGCGCTCTTTTTAAAATCAAGATTGAATGCTGTTTTGTTAACTGGATTTTGTTGTGTACAAAATTCTGCTAAAATATCTAGTGCAGCATTTACTTCACTATCCATATCCATAACATTATATTGACCATAACGTTCTGTTCTATTAGGTGCGCCTGTGTACACATCTGGCAAATAGCTACTGTAATTTGATCTAGCAGGGCCAGGTTGTTGTCCAGTCATTGTTAAAGGACTGCTTGCGCCGTTGTCCCCTTCTACAGGTGTAAAGTATTTTTTCCAGCTCATATATTTTTCCTAATGCTATCCAGCTTGTATATTACCGTTTAACGCTTTTACTGCTGTTGTATTAGCAGTAGTTTTTGTTATTAACTTGTCTAGCTTAGTATTTAACATACTTAGCTGAGTTGTCATGCCAGAAAAGGCATCAGATGGATCAACACTTGCTACGGCTGTTGGTTCAGTTTCGACTGATGATGATGAAACTGTACTTGACGAAACTGTATCATCATCGGATCCAAACAAAGACTTACCTTCGCCGCCCATCCATTTTGGCAAATATTGCTTAAAGTTTGGCATTTTAATTTCAAAATCAAACAGTTTGTCCCATAAACTGCCAAACCAGTTTTTAATTTTAGTCCAAGCACCTGTAACCATTCCAC